GTTAGGGGGTAAACCTCTCTGTAGAAAAAACTCTATCTACTATTTTTCTGACCCCTGTGGCTCCTATAGTAAAAATAAGTACAGTTTTTAGACCTTTTTTGACGTAAGTAGTTGTGGGTCTAATTTTAAACGCTTGCCCTGTAAGATCTTACAGAATTGAAATGCACTTCCAAAACTTCAAAAAAAGCTCCTTTTTATTAAATGTCGTTACAAATTACGTTTCGCATTTCAATTTAGCATTTCAAAATTTTCTAAGCACTATTTTTGACTAGAATCCCTTTAATACCTATAGCACACCAACCTGCCCACTATTAAGCATTTTTTGGCTATGGCATAGAGTTTGCTTAGTGTAAGACATACATTACTTGTAGGTAGACCACCCCAACTTATTTGAAGGACTACAATGTTAGCAACCGAACAACTTACAGGAGTCTTCAAACTCCTACCACATAATAACCCGCGAGTTGCATCTTGGTACACTCCTGATATGGAAGTACAAGTGATGGTATCTCAAGGTGATGGTGAGCCGGTAGGGGGGAAGAATGGAGTATATACTGGAAATGACTTTGCGTATGATTGGTATAATTTCCGTATCCCTAAAAATGCCAATTCAGAACCGATTGATAATGACCACAACCTTCGGTATCCACTAGATAGACATATTGACTCTATTGGGCTAACCGGGTGGGATTGGCGAAATAAGAAGTCGATACGCTGTGGGTTTGATTTTGACGCCATCACCAGCCATGCTAAGGGTGTGGGTATCACAGAGGAACAGTTAAACACCGTATTGACCAAGCTTATGGAGATCCCAGAAGCATTGGTTATTAAGAGTACTGGCGGTAGCGGCTTACACGTTTACTTTGAATTTGATCCAGAGAATCTACCAACAACAAGCAACCATACGGAACACGCGGCACTGGCTCTAGCTTGTTTGAAGGAAATCACACGACGTGTTGGATTCAATTTTGAGGCCAATATGGATGTTGGTGGTGGGAACATGTGGGTATGGGCAAAAAAGATGACTCCTGAGAATCAGGGGTTTGCCGAATTGAAGAATAATGTTGATTTAGAAGGACATCATGTTTACTTTGTGCCACCTGAAAATTGGGAGGCATACGTTGATGTAGCAAATCGTAAGCGATCTAAAGTTCGTATTGAGGGTGTTGCAGAAGAAGATCAGGATAAATTGGCGGGTAAAGCCGCCGCACAGCGTAATACACCTTTGGATGATATCCATAAGGGGATTATTGCCGAATTACAAGGATATGGCAACTACAGTACCGTATGGGTAACAGATCACCATCTTCTACAAACACACACACGTTGTTTGAAAATGCTGTTTGATGACAGATTGGAGCGTGGTACACCATTACTTGGTACGTTTGATACATTCGCCCAAGGTAAAGATCCGGGTAAGCCTAATGTGTTTCTGTTTCCAATAGAAAATGGTGCCTTCCGAGCCTGTAGGTTCGGTCAAGGCACCAATGAACATTCAAGTTGGAAGATAGATAAAGGTGGGTGGACATACTGTTTCTATAATAAAGCCCTTTCGCTGGATGGAGCAGCCGCAGCCTTTGATGGTCTTGAAGACGACATCAAGGGCGGCGGCTATACCTTTCCTGACTCCACGACTGCTATCGCCGCGATTAGAGCAATGGGTCATGTCATTGAAATACCCGAAGAGTTAGGTGAGCGTTCAATCAGACTCCAAGCACACAAAGGTGGTAAGATGCTAGTGGAGATTGTAAAACACTCAGAGGATAAGGATGAACCAGAGGGTTGGCTCCAGAAAAAAGGAAAGTTCTTTAGAATCTATAACATTGATACCCGTGCGCATAGTGAAGAAAATGTAGATTTTGAAGAAGTTGATAAACTAGTTAGGTGTCTGATTTCATCTGACAACAATACGTCTGGATGGGCCTACTGGCATGAGAAGGGTTGTTGGGTTTTCACCGCGAAAGATGATGCCCGGTCTAAACTAAAGGCATCTGGATACGAAGAGAACACCGAGGTTGTACTTGGAGAGGCATTGTCTAAGGCATGGACCATTACACACGTCCCCTTCCAAGATGAATTCCCGGGAAACCGTCAGTGGAATCTTCGGGCTCCTAAATTGAAATATAAGCCAGAAGCCTACGATCCAGACGGCCCACCACCACATCCACATTGGGATATGATATTGGAACATACAGGTGCCGATCTTACTGCAAATCTAAAGGAACTCGCTTGGGCGCAGAGGAATGGTATTTGCACCGGTAAAGACTATCTTCAACGATGGATAGCCTTGATGATTAGAGAGCCTTTTGAGCATTTGCCCTATCTGTATCTGTGGGGTAATCAGAATACTGGAAAGACCATCTTACATCAGGCTATTCAAGTCCTGATGGAAGGAGGTGTCATGCGTGCTGATGGGGCCCTAACTAATACCGGTGATTTCAATGGGGAGCTAGCTGGTGCAGTATTATGTGTAGTTGAAGAAAAGAATATTGCACAGAATGCCACCACAGTCTATAACAAGATTAAGGACTTAGTGACTGCTGACACGATTGCTATTCATGCTAAGTACAAGCAAGTATGTGTACAGCCAAATACTACGCATTGGATTCAGTGTTCAAATAGCCGAGACAGTTGCCCTGTGTTTACAGGCGACACGCGAGTTACTATGCTGTATGTAGATCAATTATCACAAGAGATACCGACTAGGGTAATGATACAGAAACTAGAGGAAGAAGCCCCTAGGTTTATGTACACCTTGATGAATTTAGCTTTGCCCGATGTTGAACATCGGCTAAGGCTCCCGATTGTTGATACAAGCAGTAAGGAACAGTTGATTGATGCCAACAAGAACGCCTTGGAAAACTTCTTAGAAGAACAGTGTCACCCAGCACCGGGTGCAGTTACCTTGTTTGACGAATTTATGACATTATTTTTGTCTAGTTTATCTGGTCAAGAATCTACTTATTGGAATAAGTCTACGGTCTTGAATAGTCTACCGCAAGAGTATCCAGTGGGTAAACACAATTCTAGGAAGTATATTGGAAATCTATCATTTACCAAAGTAGAGACAGATGGAGTTAGATTTGTCTCAAGGCATGGATTTTTATTAAAAGATATTAAGGAAGTATAACATGGAATATGTTATTACAGTCTATAGGTTACCTAGAGTTCCAATTTCGGAGATTAGGTGGACCGGAAAATTACCAAAAGATGGCACAAGATTTGCTATTAAGCATGGTGGAGATTTTATTGAAATCGAGAGTCTTGAAGAGTATGTTGATACCCTAGATTGTTTACCATACTAAAGGAACAAAGAATGAAATTAACTAGATCAGTGCTAGTGTTAGTAATCGCGGCGGTTTTAACCGTCACGGCTGTAACCACGGTTAGGGATGCTCAAATTGAGTATAATTTGGTTGCAGTAGAACAGCGACTTACCGATAAGGTTAGTCAATTGGATGATTTGGTTAGCAAAAACCACAGTTGGATGCACCAAGTCAACGATGAAGTACATGGAATTCTTATGCGAGAACCTAACGGGGACACATATCAAAATCTACAAAGTTTATCGGTTAGAGTAGATTTAGGTGGTGGGTGTGGCACTGGTGTTCTATTTACACGGCGTATCGGAGATGTATTCCGAACTTTCGTGTGGACTGCGGGGCACGTTGCTGCTGTAGTTCGTAATGAGGATGGCAGTTTTCGTACTGTGACTATTTACCAAGAAGTGCGGGATGGTGGACTACTAAAAGGTGTTATCAAGACTGAGGCCACGGTGATTGCATACAGCGATGCTGACGAAGGGGAGGATCTAGCCTTGTTGGAAGTACAGCAAGATGACTTCTCGTTTAATGGTGTGGAATTTACCCAGTATGATACGCCGGAGCCAATTGGCACGGAGTTGATTCATGTTGGATGTACCTTGGGTATCTATAATTCTGTAAGCCGTGGAATCATTTCCCAGACCGACCGTGACCTACTCAATAAGAAGATCATGTTCGATCAGACTTCTTGCATCGGTTATCCTGGTTCATCGGGTGGCGGGGTGTATCTGACAGATGGACGTTGTATTGGGTTGCTTGTTCGTGGTGCTGGTCCAGGGCTCAATTTCATTGTGCCGGTACGTCGCATGCGGGCTTGGGCTGAGCGTATGGACGTTCTGTGGGCGATGGATTATGATGTTCCAGTGCCGCTTACACGGGCTGGTAATAAGATTGAAGAGGACGAAGCCAAACAAGCAATGCCCTCAAAGGTTGACCCTCGCGTGACAGAGTATCTACCAGTTCAGAATGGAACCTACTAGGAGACAATAATGTCGAAGAAGTATGTACTAAAAGATTCCGGCACCCGTACCGAATTCAATACAGGTGCCGTTCGGGATGGACAGGCTGGTAAGGGTAGGATGGAACTACTACCTGTACGAGCAATCTTTGCTCTATCTAAGATTTTTGAAGAGGGTGCAAAGAAGTACGCACCCAACAATTGGCGTAAAGGAATTCCACTATCTCGGTATATGGATTCTGGCATGCGACATGCAATGAAATATCTACGGGGTGACAAAGATGAAGATCATTTGCATCAAGCCATCTGGAATTTCTGCTGTCTAAGCGAAACTCAGAGTATGATCGAGGAAGGTCTGTTACCAGCAACCCTCAACGATCTACCATTTAACCCATTGGATATCCAAGATAATCCACTAAACATCAATGCTACTGATCCTGATAGTGGATTGATTCAGAAGCCAGTAAAAAGGAAGAAGAAATGAAAGCAAATGAGAATACGCAACAAGCTAGGTCCTTAATTGCGGGGGCCTTTTCTGACTTCCTTGAACGTCTAGCCACGCTACCAGGACCAATCATCGTTGGCGGCGGGTATCCATTGGATAGGATGCTAAATGTGTTCCAGGCATGGACGGTGGATATTGGATTCGATACTTCGGATGCCGATGTTCCACTCTGGCGTGCTGCGTGTCAACATGGATTCTTTAAGAAAGGTTAAGGATGCCAATTTACAATTGTCTATCAAGTTTTAACAACAACCTACTGGTAACAGTGGACGTTGAAACCACGGGTCGTATGCCAGGGTGGCATGAAATAATCCAAATTGCCGTCCAACCACTTGATAGCAATATTGAGCCTGTTGGGGGAGTCCGTCCATTCTATATGCAAATAGCCCCCGATTTCCCTGAGAGAGCAGAGAAGGAGGCTACAGAGGTACATGGATTAAATATCTACGATCTACATGATCGTGCAATCAGCCAATCTAAAGCGGCTGAAATGTTTGAAGAGTGGTTCCAGCGACTTGAGTTACCACACAAAAAGTCAATGATTCCACTGGCCCATAATTGGGCATTTGAAGCTGGCTTCTTGAAGGCTTGGCTTGGGTTGGAATGTTTCAATCAATACTTCCATCCACACCCACGAGATTCAATGCTTCTTGGTATTGCATTGAATGACCGTGCTGCTATGCGTGGGGATTCAGTTCTTTTTCCGTATGTTAGTCTAACAGCTATGTGCAAGAAGTTTGGAATACCAATTATCAAAGCACATGATGCATTAGCTGATTCGATTGCAGAGGCAAAGCTTTATAAAGCTTTACTGCAAGTAACACTAATATAAAAGGCCCCTT